GGCAGGAGCAGGCGTACAAGACAGCGGAGCAGGTACAGGTCGCACAAAACGCACCAGCGGACGCAGCAGCGGGGTTCGGGGTTGCGGGCGGGGCAATGGTTGGCGGCGGGCTGTTTGGCCTTGTAGGGGGCATGACAGCGGGTGCAGCGGCCAACACAGCGGTCCCACCGGGCCAACAGGAGCGGGACGAACGCGACCGCCGTAAAGAAGCAGCGTTGGCAAAGATTGCAGAAAAACCTCCTATTGTTTTTGAAGTGGCAGGTGCTCAATGACGGCAAGTTTACTCGGGCGGCTGGAGTGGGGCGGCAGTATAGACGCACAGGGATACCGCACGTGGGACATCACGTGGCTGATCGAAACCACAAGCGTGAACGACGGGCCTGCAGTTGTGGCCACATGTGCCGGGCTGCCTGTGGTTGGCAGTCAGTGGTTCATGGGCAACGACATTGACGGGTGGGCCTGGTGCCTGCCCACAATGACCATCCGGCAGATCCCAGACAGCACACCGGGTCTGTGGACGGGCCTGTGGACGGTCAAGCAACAGTTCAGCACACAGCCCACCACCCGCAACACCAGCGACCGGATGGAGGACCCACTGTTGGAGCCTTGGAAGATCCGGGGCAGCTTCAACCGCTCCCAAAAGGAAGCCAGGGAGGACCGCCACGGCAACCTCCTGCTCACCAGCTCCATGGAGTTTATCCGTGGCCTGATGCGGGACGTGGGCGGTGCCACCGTAACGCTGTCAAAGAACTTTGCGAGCTTGCCACTGGCCAGCACAACGGCCCTTCGGTGGCATCTAAACGACGGCCCGATGTGGGGCATGGCAAGGCGTTGCGTCAAGTTGGCCGGGTTTGAGTTCCAACAGCAAAAGTTCGGAACGTTTACGTATTGGAATTGCGGGTACACGTTTGAGGTGGCCTTTGAAGGCTTTGACGAGCGTGTAGTGGATCAGGGGACGCGTGTGCTCGTAGAGGGCGGCACGTTGGGCAACCTGGTTGACTACAGGCCCACAACTGATGGCAGCACAGTTCTCCTGAACGGACTGGGCAAACGGGCCACCAGTTTGGGCGGTGTTGCCACGGCGGTGCCGGAGGTTGCACAGGAAGCGAATTTGTTTGTGATTGGGGTTCCGACATCATTTTAGTGGGGGAGTGTTCTTATGTCAGACGGGTCGCCTATTTTCAGCAAGACGGACGCGGTGCCAGTGCCCAACGTGGGGGCAGCACCGGCCCTCAACCGCGTCACATGCGTGGCCACTTTGTACCACGTGTTCAATGGCCAACAGCCTTACCAGTTTGACCTTCATTACGGGCACCAGGTTACGGAACCGGAGCAGGCATACGTCCGGGAACGAACGCTGGGGGCTGCAGGCCCACGGGAGCACATTGTTGGGCTGGATTACCTCACGGGCAAGGTGGGCGGCATTGTAATCCAAAACATGGCCGGGCCACAGACCCTGACCGTGCAACCCACGGACGAGGAGCGTGCCATCATAGCCAACACAGTGCTCAAGGTGACCATGGGCGGGCTGGTGTTCCTTGTGCGGCCCGGACGGTTTATGCTGTTTGAGTTGTACGACGACACCAGCGTCACCATCAAGATCGAACCACAGGACCCACAGTATCCACATCCCTTCCGGCTCATAGGTTTGCCACGATGACACAACGTGCCCCAGGCTTTTTGGTCAGTGCCGAGTTCTTGGCGGAGCAGCGGCTGGTCAACACCCTTGTTCGCACGGAGCTGGGGTATGGCCTGCCCACGTACACGGAGCCAATCAAAGGGGCAACACGGCCCGACGTGCGACTGGTGGTCACGCCACCGGAAGGCATCAAGGGAATGAAGTATGTGGACCCGGTGATCTATGGGGCGGACTGCAGCATATTGGAAATCTATGACAGCGTCGACATGGTTGCAGAGGCCACCAAAAACGAGCGGCGGGTCCGCTATGTAAAGGCGGGCGGCAACAATGTGAAGCAGTTTGTGCTCAACCCCAGCGTCAACCCGGTGCCGGGGTACACTGTGGTCCCTGTGGAGGTGTCTGTTGGCGGGGAGTATGTGGTGATCGGCACAGAGTGGGAAGTGCCCGCCATTGTTGCAGCAGACTTCAGCGAACCGGACGGGTACAACACACCACGCATCGCCACCGTGAACGTGTTGGCGGCCACAGGCGACGCACCAGCGGACACACCGGGCGACCCTGATTACCAGGTGACCCCGTATGTGCTGAAGGTTGTTGTGCGTGGCAAGGGCCTGAACCTCGACAAGGGTGTGCCATGCAGGGTCCGCACCGTGGGTGGGGTGTGGATGTTTAGCTGGACAGATTGCAGCCCGGACGAAGTATTGTTGGCCCAGTTGACCACACCAGCACCGTATCCAGATAGATTTGAACCGTAGGAGTACACCATGCCAGCCGGGGGAAACGATTGCGACTGCCATTGCGGGGGAACCGTTTGCACAAAGTGGTTCGTGGGGCAGCATAATGGGGGCTATTCCGACACCACCGCCTTCGGTGTCCTGGGACAGTTGACTGACACAGGCGGTGGCATTGGCCCCAACTGTGGTGGCGGCCCACCTGACCGCATCCTACACGACAGCCAATACTGCCGCACGGACTTAGAATTTGCATACGACACAGACACGCACGAGATGCTCATCACCAGCACCGTGCCACCACACGTCGACTGTCAGCCGGGGGTGTATCCGTACGGTTACGGCGGCGACACCAGCATGTGCAAACGGCGGATCAAACACAGCTCCTTCGGGGCTGGAGTAGGTTACGAGCCAAGCGGGCTCAACGCTGTGCTGGCCACTCGTGTGATCCGCCTCCAAGCGGGGTGGCGTGTGCGTGCCCGGTTGGTAACGGACAGCGTCAGCGGCCACTGCAACACACCGCAAAGCCTGCTCCATTATCTGCACACAGCCAGCGGGAACGGCACGTACTGGCACACCCAAGAAACAGGCAGCGGCCCGGTCCGGTACAGCCCCCGGATGTTTGTGATGCCAGCGTCGGAAAAGATATGGAAGTCCAAAGCATGCCAACTCATGGGAACGCAAACGGTTCCGAAGTGGTATCCGGCAGGCGTGTGGCCATACGCACCGACACCACCGTGGACTGGATACCTGCCAGGAAGCACCATTGGGGACATTGACACAAACAAGCCGACAGCAGCATACAATCTAAGGGCCTATAACGGGAAGGCCCGACACTGTTTCATGCCCGCCACGGCACCACTCACACCACCGGAACCACATCCAACAGCACCACTCGCGGACAAGCACCCGGCAGTCTATCAATATATGACCGGTTCTAGTGGCCCTTGGATCGCTCATGGGTTCTGGGAAAGTGGTGGTGACAACTTCTGGGAGACCCCGCCTGGTGCAGCCACGGACGAGTCGTTGAAGGTTAAAAAGGCCCCCGGATCATTGTTGGCCGACAAATACAGATACGCCCCAGGGATGCCGAATTGGTTTGCTGTGAAACACGCAATGTGGCCTCTCATGGAGTGGCACGATCAGGAGTTCTATAATAGCGGCACGGTCCACGACCTTGCGGACTGGCACAAGAGCATCTGGTCCAACCCGGACGCATGGCAGGCACAAACAGAACCGGATGCCGTGGAGGAGGGGGCACCACCGCCACCAACACCGGAACCAATTACAGGCCCACCCCGCCGTTGCTACCAACTCATCGTCCCCGTGTTGGGGCGTGGGCGTATGGGCAGCAACAAGCACCGGGCGGATGCAGCCTATCCCAATTTCGTCTCCTACCATATCCACCCACAGTTGCCAACGGACACGGCATACGTGGCGGCACAGAAGGCAGGGCTGGAAGCCCACTTCGAGAACTTGACCATCCACGAGCTTACATTACCAGAGTTTCCCGTCACATCCACGGGCCGTCCTTACATTGTAGAAACAGACAGCGGCCCCGGATACTTGTGGCGGCTCAAGTACACACCAACAACACCGACCGACAAGTGTGGGCTGGATGGTGTTCAGAACGGTTGCACATCCTATGGAATGTGTGACATGGAAATGGAAGTGCTGATCGAAAAGACCGGGCCGTGGGTGTTAGGATTTAGCGACGCGAGTAGCCCACTGACTACGGACGGGAGCACAACGGTTGGTTCCTTTATTGTTGAGAAGCTTGCACCTAAAGAAAACGAAGGCGACCCGGACGTGTGGGAGGCTGTTGATCTCCGCACCGCATGCAAGCCCAACGACACACCGGACCTCAACGGGTGGGCCATGGCCGGTGACATGTATACAAACGCGAGGCCGTTTGCCCCTATTATCCGGGACCTCCATCGGTTTGTGCCCCCCAAACGTGTTGACAAGGCTGGCAAATGTAAGGGGTTTGAGTTTAACGACACAGGGGTCAGCCACCTGGGGCAACAGGCGGAGCCGCTATACAACTTCTGGGCGGCGTCCAGCTCCTTAAATGTGATCCGCAACGGGACCACGTTTACAAACTTCAAAAATGCGAACTCTGCTATGTGGAACGCCATCCCCCAGCTTCTGGTCTACCTCTATGACTACAGGTACGGGAGGGAGCCTGTTTGCTGTGGTTACGACTCTTTGAAGTGGCCCTTGATACCCTCAAGCTGCCACCACAATCACAATTGGGCAGACTTGTGGACGTATACCACAGGTGGCCTTCCTATGATGCGTGACACCAACCACGGAGCAGAGACGTTTCCATTAGGTGACAAATCGTGGAGGCTGCCATGGTAAATCCAAGGCACAAGTTCGACAAATTAAAGGCGGCCCAGCGGCCACCGTTGCCACTGGCACACACAGCAACATCAGATGACGTGACCGTGGTTGTGCCCTGCCACAACTATGCCCAGTATCTGGGGTCCTGCCTGCACAGTTTGCGACACAGCACCTTACCACCGGGCCGGATCATTGTGGTGGATGATGCCAGCAAAGACAACCCGGCAGCAGTGGCGGCGGCATACGGTGCGGAATGCATCCGTGGGGAATGGCGGGACCAGTCCATGGCATGCCAACACGGGTTCCGTTTAGTCTCCACACGGTATGTGATGTTTTTCGACGCGGACGACATTTTGCACCCGGAGTATATTGCCACGGCAGTGGCACGCATGGAAGCGGAACGGGACGTTGCCTTTGTGTACCCGTGGCTGGACGCCTTTGGTGAAGGGACAGGCCCATGGCACGGCACGGAACGGGCACCGGACGAGGTGCGTGGACATGATTTAGAGATCCGCAACTGGTGCCCGGCTGGCACGGTGTACCGGACGGCCGTCCTGCACCAGGCCAGGGCCGTGGGGCAGCGGGTGCCGGGGTGTATGTGCAACGACTGGCTGACGGCCCGTGCCGTGTTGCGTGCGGGGCCTTGGCGGGGCGTTAAGACCCACATCCCCATCCACTACAGGATCCACAAGGGGCAAATGTCGGAGGTGGCCCGAGGGAGCTACGCTCAGCAGGCCAACCACGCGAAAGAGGTTGTGACCATTATTGTACCCTTCAGCGGCAGGTGGGCAGCGTGGCACCGCCTGGTCGCGTGGCTGCAGGGACAAACCTGGCCAGCGGCCCAAACCCGGCTTCTCGTCTTAAACAGCACCCACGGGCCACTGACGGCGGCCATGCTGGGGCTGGGGGACTGGCAGGGGGCAAGCCTGCACATCGAACGCATTGATGTGGGCTGGCCGGGGCTGGCAGACTTGGACAGGCGGACGGCACCACCGGCAGTGACCAAGGCAGTGGAGTCGGCGGTGGCTGGGTTGTACAACGAGGCCTTCCGTCTGGTGCGTGGGGAGTGGTGTTTGACCTTGGAGGACGACGTGATCCCACACCGGCCCGACGTGATCGCTCGCCTGTTTGAATCAGTGACGCCCTTTACAGCGGGCGTGTCCGGGTTGTACAAGCACAGGTATCACGACGCGGCTGTGGCCTTTAATTGGAACGACGGTTCCTTTGTGTTGCTGCCAATGGAAGGCCCGGAGCGGGAGGATGTTGTGGGGACCGGGTTTGGTTGTTTGTTGGTGCGGCGGTCCGCCATGGTGGGCATGCCACTGGCCAACGACAGCCCATACAAATTCTTTGACGTGGATGTGGCCGTGCGGGCCAAGACGGCGGGGTGGCGTTGGCACCTTGACCGGACCGTGCCGTGCGACCATATGACAGAGGCAACCTATGGGGGCACGTGAACTCTTCGACAAGTTCAAGCAAGCAAAGGCCACGCGGGCGGCGGTGGCCCTGGCCCAGTTTGTTGGCGGCGGGGGCAAGACGGTTCCACCGGAGGTTTACGACCAGCGGATGGCCACGTGCCAAGCCTGCCCACACTTCCGCGACGGGGAGTTCCCACACTGCAGCGACTGTGGATGCTACCTCAAGGTCAAGTGTCAGTTCCCTGCAGAGGCCTGCCCACAAAACAAGTGGCAGGCCCACCGGGAGCTCACTAAAAAGGAAACAGAGGTTTGCTGTCCGGGGTCGTGATCAGCGGCCCACCATCAAGGACCCACACATGGTCCCCGTCCGGGCTGCCCTTCCCGTGGCGGCCACGGCACTGCAACAGCAAACAAGTGGGCCGGTCGTTGTCCACAGCCTGGCCCACGATGGAGATGTACGCGGCGGCAGGCACACCACACAGCCCACACGACACTCTGGACTTAAACTTCTGGTCATAGATGGGCTCCACACCGGGGATGTGGAAGTTGAAGCCAACAGTCCCGTCTGGGTTCAGCAACACGTGGGTCCGTGGGCCTTTGTAAACAACCAGTCCAACAGCAATCACAGCTCCACCACCTCTCCAATCCGAAGTTCTGGTATGTGCGTCACCATAATGATCTGGACCCCCAACTCCTCACAAAGCACCTGCAGCAACTGCACAAGGCGGGGCCTATAGTTTACAGACACAAAGCGGAACGGCTCGTCCATCACAAGCACACCACGCGGGGCCGGGCGGCACATGGCCAAGGCGGCACAACGCAAGCCAAAGCTCGCCACATCCACAGCACCCAAACCGGACTCCTCTATGGGGTCGATCTCATGGCCGTCCCTATAGAACACACAGCGGGCGGCGGTGCGGTTGGCATGTGCGTCAAACACAATGCCGAACGTGTATGGGTCGTCAAACACAGCGGCCAGGCAACGCGTCGCAATTTCCGACAAGCGGGCGGCGGTGCCTTGTTGCACGTGCTCGGCCAGGGCCATCATGGTCCCGTGTGCCAGTTGGCAAGCGGCCAGCACGTCCTCCGCCATGGCCAGGCGTTTGTCTGTGGCCAGGTACGCGTCGGCGGCGGCAGCGTACGCGGCCTGTTCTGCCGCAACACTGTCTTCAATTGCCTGGAGTTCCGACCGGAATATATGTGGCCCGAAAGGCGGTGAGCTGCTCAAGGAATTCGTCACGGGTAGTCTCCTCTGCTTGTTGTAATTCCGCCAACACGTTTTCCGCTTCGTCCAGTGTGGTCACTTCTGGGTACAGGGCGGCAATCTGTTGCAGCCCCGCATCCACAGCACCACGGGCGGCGTCGTATGCGGAACGCATGCGGGCGAGTTCGTTGGCGGCCTGGTTGTACTCTTGTTCTGGTGTCATGTCTATTCCTTGCGGCGGAGCAGGTTGCCGTCTTGCACGGGGCGTGGCTCCACAACCACAACCCCCGGTTCCCTACTCCACCGCCTGTATCAAAAGGTCTGCAACAATGGGGCTCACGTCATCCTGTGCGGCAAACTGCCTCACGTATTGGCGGAAGTCCACGTTGGCCGTGGTCACGTTGCCAACGGCCTTGGCAAATTCATCAACTCCGGTGTGTGCCACAGCATAGGACACCGGCACAATGTGGTCGCGGCTAAACGCCTCATCTGTTGTGCTGTAGTGGTGCCTCTTGTAGGTCACACCGTTGCCTTGCCGGTATAACACAACCACACCGGGTTGATGGAGTTGCTGGTCGGCGGTGCGGCGGTAGAAGCCACCTGTGTTGACCACCAGACGGCCGTTCTTTGTAATGTACTCGAAGGGAATGTGGTTGTCGCCAAAGTGGCAAACGTGAAAGCCTCGCAGCCCCTGCAGGTTGGCGGCACTTTGGTCCTCCGTGGCATGCTGGTGGCTGGTGTGCCCGCCGTTGTGGATGTATTGGTGGACCATGGCAATGGCGATGGTCCCTGGCCGGGCGGCCACTTCGGCGGTGACTGTGTCGCAGCCCCACGGGAAGCCCCGCACATAAACTCGGTCGCCTATTTTGTGCCACTCGTCCGGCACCACGTCCACCAGCGTGCCAGCCCGGACCAGTGTTCCGTACGCACCCCGGTCCCGGTTTTCATAGGCGTGCCCGGCGAGGTCGTGTTGGCCCGGTATGGCAAACATCTGGGGGCAGTTGTCGATGATGTAATTGATCACGGCGGGCGGCTGCGACCACCGGTCCCAGATGTCCCCAGCGGCCAGGATGGGCACGTTGCCAAGTTGCCGGGCCAACTGTTCCAGCCAGTGCAGGCGGCAGCCCATGGCAGCAAACCAGTCCGCCTCCCCGGCACGGGCCACGGGCGGGCCGAAGCTGAAGTGTAGGTCGCTCACCAGGATGGCTATGGGTTCCGGTTCGGTCTTTTGCATGTTGGGCACACCTTAAAGGAGGCAGCGGCGGCTTCCGCTTTCTTGAGTTGGGTCTTTGCTATGCCACAGCGTTCGGCGGCGGCACGGGCGGCCACCACCATGGGCAACAGTTGGTCGCGGGCGGCCTTGGCATCTTGCCACGCGGCACGGGCCTGCACAAGCCCCACAGGCATGGCAGGCGGCGGACCGTTGGCCAAGGCCATACAATGTGCCCGACAAGGCCCGACAAGCTGTTGCAGGGCCTTTGTCGCGTTTGCAGCGGCCTGCCATGTGTTGCCCACGTGTACCACGGCGGCCAAGTCTTTGCCCATGGTCCGCAAAGCGTGCATCCGCACCCGGTGCTTCCGCAGGGTCTCCACCAGCCCGGCCACGGTTTCCCGTTTGTTGGCGGCGGCAGTGTAGGCTTCAAACGTCTCCATCACAGCATCCCACGCGGCGGCCTTTGCCGGGGTGCCCAGGAGCCCCTCATAGGTGGCCTTTGCAGTCCGCAAGTCTTCCGTGTAGATGGTGCAGCGGGTTTGGGCCTGCCTGTGCTGGGCACTGAGGCGGCTGGTGGCTGTGTCAATAACGGTCATGTCGACCAGCCTGTTGATCTCGTTAATCACCACACTGGATTTTTCATGGAACCAAAGGTGCGTGTCCACCTGCCGTTGCCAGTTGAGCCCACCGGCATCAAGGCCCAGCACATCCGTCACCTCTTTGGGCACCGTGGTCCCGAAACCCTTCAGCACCTTGCCATCCACTTCGTATGTGTTGACCCCTTTGCCACGGGCACGCGTCACCACATGGCCGTCCACGTACAGGGTCACCGTGCAAAGCTCGGCACCCCATGTGATAAAGTTGTCGCCGTTGGGTGTGTTGGTGCAGACCCAACGCAAGGCACGCATCACGGCACTCTTGCCCCGGTCACTGGGGCCAACAATGGTGGTCACGCCTTCCGCAAAGTCCACAACGAGGTCGGTGTGGCACTGGAAGTTCTTTATGTGTAAACGCTCAAACAAAGCGGAGCTCCTTAAACTGTTCCGTCACTGGGTCGGCCATCAGCATGGCGGCCAGAACGTGGGTGTGTGTGATGCGGAAGTCTGCTCTACGGAACACACTGGTCCACGCACCGATACCGGGGTGCCACGGGTCCGCGTCACGGTCCCGCAAGATCAGCACCCCGTCGCGGTCGTAGATGTTGCAGCACTTTGTGAAGGCCTCTGTCTCCACAACGTGTTTCATGTACAAGCGGCCCAGCAAGTCGAGCCGGTATTGGTAAAGGCTCAGCGGGCGGCCCTGCACCATGCGGCCATACTTTTGGCAGGCCAAGCGAAGGTTTTCACAAACAAGCCCCGGCACCACCTCCACAGGCCCCAGGTGCTTTGGGTCCAGACGCTTGTGCCAAGAGCTGGCCTGGTGCAATGCTGTGTCAAGCCGGACACCCACTTTGGGGTTTCCGGCTGTGTAGTTGGTCACGTAAACGGTCATCGTGTGTCCCGTGGTGGCTTTGCAGCCTCCGGCCTTTGGATGTTGGTGTCCGGTGGTGCGGTCACGCCCAGTTGCACCCGCCCACCCTTTACTCCGATCACAGTGACCTCGATGCCACCGTCAATGATGATCTTTTGCCCTGGCAGGCGTGTAAGGACTAACATGGTTTACTCCGTTCCGTATGTTTGGGTTCCGTTTGGCTCCGCTGCCTTCATGGCACGGTTTGCCCAGGTTTTTAACGCAAGGACAATGTCGTTCTTTTTTGGGTGTTGCACCGCATCAATCACCATGACCTTTTCCAGTTCCTGGATCGCTATACTGATCCTCAAATAGGCCACGTAATTGGCCCTGACGTCGTTTGGAATGTTTTGTGCGGGGGGTTCTGTGAACAGTGGCATCTGTAAGGCCCTTTCCGCCCACGCGTCCATCTCCGCCAAGGCAGCCGCACGGCTCGCCAGGGCCGTCTGGTCCACGGGGGCATCGTTTAAGTGGGGGGAGGCTAAATCCGCAGGAGCAACGCAAATAACCGGTCGGGTCTTCATGGAGCTTGTACTCCCAACAACCGGGGCACAGTTTAGTCCCGGCAGGCGGACAGGAAGGCGACTGGGTTTGTTTCAAAAAAGTCAAGTTCGGTTACTCCTACAATTTCGATCACGTTGCCCCCAACGCCTTTGAGTGGCAGGTGGAGCCGGATCACGGCACCATGTCGGGGCTCCAATGCTATCGGGTCCGCAGCCTGTATCAAATCCACAAAGCGGGCGGGCATCCAAATCACGGCACAAGCCTGGTCGCGGCGGCTCACGAACACCCAATGGGCAGCCCCGGCCCCGTTTGCTGTTTGGACCAGTTTGGTTATGAACACTTCCAACAGGTTGGCAACGCCTGGGGCCTCCAGCACCCGTTGCAGGTTCAGCTCCTTGTATCCACGCTTCAGTTCCCACACCACGTTCCGTGTCACGTACGCATACTCCGGCAGCGTGGCGGCAATGTCACCGGCCTGGCCTGTGGTGTTGCGGCCTGCCTTTGCCCGGATCGTGTGGCGTGCCCCACTGGTCTGCGACCGCCAAAATGCCTCATCCGTTACACCACCAGTCAGCCACTCCGACAGGCGTACACAAAACTCACGTTCAAACGGGCTGCCCTTTGGCGAGCGGCCTTTACCTTTTTTGGATTTCACAGTCAAACCCTTCCCACAAGCGTGGCATTGCGACACTGTCGCGTTGGAAGCCCAAACGGTCGCACAGGGCATTCCATGCTTCCACCGTCAGGTCGTTGTCATTGTACTGGAACGAGGGGGTGCCGGGCCAGGGCAACTTCACGAGCCCTTTGTTAAACTCCACCAGCTCCGTGGCGGCCAAGATGGCCTTTGCCTTTACACTGGTCGGCTTCAGCGTGCCAAGGATCCATTCCACTGCACCCTTGTCGCCCACACCAGGTACACCGGGCACGTCGTCCGTGTCGCATCCTGTGATCGCTTTCACTTCCGCCCACAGCTCTGGCGGGATGCCCTTGGCCTCTTCAAACGCGTCCGCATCCCACAGCACCTTCGAGGCCGGGTTCCAGATCTTGACCCATGGCATGTAGAGCAGTTGGTACAGGTCCGCGTCACTGCTCACCACAATGATCGGCTCCGTATTGTGGTCCATGCAAAAGCGGGCAATGATGTCATCCGCCTCGTAGTGGTTGCTGTACCAGACGTTCTTGTAGCCCAGCCCCGGCAGGATGTCCGTCGCCATCTGAACCACGGCCTTGTGAATGGCAACCCGTTGGGCGTACTTGTCGGGGTCGCCTTGTGGGTCCGGTTTGCGTTTGTGCTTGTACGTTGGCAGCACACTGCAGCGGACGCTGGTCCCCTTGTCAAAGGCCCAGGCAATACGGTCGCAACTAAAACGGCCCACGAGCCAACCTGCCTCGGCCAGCATGCCAAACGGGACCCCAGTGGGGATGTCGTTGTGGGTCAGGTGGCCCACACTATGGAAGGCCCTGTTGGCCATAAAATTACCATCAATGACAATGATCATAGATCCCTCTTCAAACAACCGGTCCGGATGTTGCAGCGGGGGCACGTGCCGTCCGCCCTCTTTAATGGGCACGGGGTGCCCTGCACTTTCTTCCATGCGTGGTACGTCCTGCTCACCAGGTTGTCCACCACAAGCCGGGTCCACATGTCCAACTGAAGCCCAACGGCCTCCTTCAGTACAAGGTCCAACGCCTCGTTCTTACAACGCTCCCACAGGACGCGGGATGCTGTGCTGCCCGGTTGGCATGGGGCAACCTTCAAGGAGGCCTCCATGTTGCGGGCTGCAACGGATAGCACACCCCACGCGGCAGCCTCCAACAGGTACTGACGTTCCATAAGCGGGCGGTCGTGGTTGTAAAACCGAACAGTCATAGGAGCCCCAGGGATGGCCGTGTTGTTGGCCGTTCAATGTCGCGGCGGTTGAGCAAGTGTTGCACGTACTCCGGGGTCAAGGCGGCGGCCTTGTCCGGTGGCAGCGTTTTGCGTTTCTGGTCAATGGTGTTCAGTGCGTCCACTTCGTTTGGTGTAAAGGCCAGGCCGGTGCGGTCCTGCCGTGGGCACGTGTTGGTCACGTCCCACAGCACACCGTTGTCCGCACTGCCGCCACACCAGCCCCACACGATCCGCTTCAATGGGTCAAACTGGGCCTCCGGTTTGCCACGCAAGGCAACACAGCGGTCCCCACTGACGCGGTCACATGTACGCAAAGCCCGGCCAGCAAACCACGCCTCATTCAAGCGGGCGAGCTGGGCCGGGGTCCATGGTGTGGCATTGTCACTCATAACGTGGCTTTCTTACAACGGTCGCGGCAGCAGCGGCTTCCATTTCCAACCAATGCTCCTGGGCTATTAAACGCACCTCATCACCATAGTCGCAGGACTCCAGGTATTGAATAAAATGGTCGCGGGGCATGCCTTCCACGTTGAGGTCCTTGGCAGTGATGTTGCCAGCGGTGGCGGCCCAGCGTTTGTACTCCACCAGGTAGTCCACAAGGCTGCCAATGTCGTCGACCCCGATGTGGTTGTACAGCGGGATCTCCACATCAAATTTCCTGCCACGGACCCGGTTCTTGTCCACCTTGACCTTCATGTGGTTGCCCATGGTCACGTCATGGCCTTTGACGGTCTTTTTGATCTGGCCAACATCCGCCGTCCACATGCGGCAGTCCGCATAAAACCGCAAGGCACGGCCCCCGCTATAAACGGACTCGCTGAAGGTGCCGCCAAGGCTGTCGCGGGTTTGGCAAATGATGATCAACAGGCTGTTGGAGCGTACCAGAAACTCCATAATGGTTCGGATGTTCTGGCTGTTGGTGCGGGCCTTGCCGTCCCCATAGCTGCCTTGAAGGTCGTCGCCAACCAACACGCGGCGGTCGTTCTCCTCATTGACCCCTTGCTCTTGGTCACTGGACAGGCTGTCCATACTGTCCAGCACCCACACAAAGGGGCGTTCCGTTGCAGCGTGTGCCCGGAGGTTGGCGTAGAACTCTTCGATCTTGTAACTGATCCCCCGGCATGGTGCGGCCATACGGGCGACCAGTTTGCTGCCATACATCTTGGCCATGTCAAACAGGGCACCGCCTTCCGGTCCGTCGTAGATCAGTTCGTACTCATCAAACCGTGGGTCGTTGGCGGCCTCTGCCAGCGTGGCCAACGTGAGCAGGGTCTTGCCACTGCCACTGCCACCGGCGATGAGGTTGTAACCGCCCAGCGGCCACCCGCCATCCCAGCGGCCACTGAGGCCAATGTTGACCAGTGTGCTGCCAGTGTTTAGGAACTGGATGTTGCTTCGTGTGACGCTGGTGGTGCTTTTGATGTCCGCCATCAATTCCCGCAACGCCTTGTCGGATAGTTTGGCTGCCTTCTTTGCCATGGTGTTTGCCCTTTGTTAGATTCCAAAAAAAGAGCCGGGGGCCATTGCGACCCCCGGCTTCCCCCTCTCCCCCTCAACAACTATTCAGGCCAACCAAAATCAGCATCCGCAGCGGGTGCAGCGGGTGCAGCGGCTGGCCGTGGTGCCGCCTTTGCTGGTGCCCGTGGTGCAGCGGCTGGGGCTGCAGCAGCAGGCGGTCGCGGTGCGGCCTTGGCTGGTGCCTTGGCAGCGGGTGCCGGTGCGGCTGGTGCGGCGGCTGGCCGTGGGGCTGCCTTGGCTGGTGCGGCGGCTGGCCGTGGGGCTGCCACTGGTGCAGCGGCTGGTCGTGGTGCAGCGGCAGCAGGCGGTCGCGGTGCGGCCTTGGCTGGTGCCCGTGGGGCCGGTGCCGGTGCCGGTGGTGGTTCCGGTGCGGCCTCTTCCTCAAAAGGGATTTCGTCCGCGTACACCTCGCCTTCCGTTTCCGCGTACTCCAACACAGCGTCCTCGTCGTTGGCAGGCACTTCCGCTTCGTCCCATGCAGCGTCCTCCTCCGCAGGGGCGGGGGCTGGTGCAGGGGCTGCAGCGGCGGCCCGTGGGGCTGCCTTGGCTGCAGGTCGGGCCGTTGGTGGCTTTGCAGCCGGGGCAGCGGCAGCGGGAGCGGCAGCGGCCTTGGTCGGCAAACGTCGTGGCGGCAAGGCACCCGTGGTCGCAACAGGCGGGTTCGCCATTGGCGTGTCCGCGTTGTGGGCGAGCAGATCGTTTGGTGTGGCTGCCAACAGTGCCGCGATTTCCTCGTATGGCAACACGGTCAAACAGTCATCCAAAGGCGGGGCCATGTCAATGATGCCCTGTGCGTCGTACTGTTGGGCACGTGGGCGGAAGTCGATGCTACTGCACTTCCAAAACTTCCGTCCCTCAAACCCGTCCTCCGCCCAGGTAATTTTCAGGCTCATGCCATTTTCTGGGTCAGCAAAGTACCGCCATCCCTGCTCAAACTGGTCGTTCGGGCTGGCCTTGGCAATACGGTTGCCCAGGAGCTTTGTGAAGAGGTAATGGCTCACGTCAAAGATCTGGATCCCGTCGTCCGGGCGGTCCAAGTCGTACACCACAAAGAGCGTTCGCTGTTTGGCTTCCAGTGCCTTGATGGCCTTCTCGATGTCCTTGTTGGCCGTGCCGTATGTTCGGCTCAAGCGGCTGGCAGCTTCACAGATGGGGCAAGGCTGCCCCAGGTCACGCGGGCACACCACACTGGTCCGTCCGTCCAGCCCCATGTTGCGGTGAACATTGTAGGAGCGGAACCATGTCCACGCACCCGGTGCCACCTTTGGGTTCGTTGTGGCCACGTATGGCAGGAAGTCCAGATAGCTGATACCGTTGCTGGCAATTTCAAACGCCTTAAATCCCTCCGGGATCGTCAGGTGGCTTTGCCCGGCCACAAGTTTGGTGGCGTCGTCATACGCGTCCATCATCTGACGCTGTTGTTGTTGCTGACTCATAGTAGTTCAATTTCCTGATCAGTTTGGTGGCTCTGTGGCGTCCAACGTAGAAGCCCATCGTCACCAGTTTAGAAAAAAAGTACGCCCACGGCGGGGCACATAACACACACACCATCACAAGCCAATGGTTCATTTCATTAGGCTCCCCCCTTCCTACGCCTCACCACGCCACTGCCCAACGCGGCGGCCACATTGTTATCGGTAACACGTGCGGCATCTGCTGCACTAACACGCGGCTCCGCCCAGTAATCCCGGCCATGGAGCTGCACCAGGTGCTCCAGCATGCGGCGGCGGTCGTCCAGTACACGGTCGGCGGCCCGGAGGAGTGCCAGTTGCGTGGCGGCCTCGCGGTACTCCGCATCCCTTTCCTGGTACTCTTTGTCACACTCCACAGCGGCCCGGATGGCATCCACTGTGGGGCGGCCCACCAGCCCCAACTGTTGCGGCTCCTGTTGTGCGATCTGCATCAGTTGGGCGTGGAGCAGGTCGCGGGCGGCCTTGGCGGCGGCTGCCTGGTTTTCGGCAGCCACCATATCAAAGCCAATGCTCTGCCTCATATCCACCTGCCGCAAGCACTCCGTGTCCAGATGGTGCTTGTCGATGCTCAGTTTATATTCGGTCACTTTGCCCCCTTGGAGTTCTGGATCCACACATCGCCACAGGCACGCCACAGGCCCGGCTCTTTGCTGTCGTAAAACGGGAACTGGAAGATGCTCAGCACACGCATCGCGTGGCCATTAAAGCCCCGCACGAGTTGGCTCTTTGCGATGCCCAGCATGGCCCACCGTATGGACTCCACTTCCGCTTCCTGCTCCTTGAGGTCCTGCAGGCACTTCACAACGGCCAGCCAGTTGCCACCGTTCATACTCTGGTAGAGTTCCCACGTGCCCTTCTCACTGGAGGCTTTGCCAATGGTGTCCAACCGCATCTCACCCGTGACCATGCTGGCCTGTTCCAGTGCCACCAGCCCGGCCCGTGGGCTACCACCAGCCACCTCCACAATGGCGTCCAGCTCCTTGCCGGTAAACTCAAAGCCCTCGCCCTTGCACACGTGCTCCAACAGGGCCTTCATTTCAGCGGCCTTCAGGCTGGCCACCTTCACCTCTGTGCAGCGGGTGTGGATGGCTGTGCTGAGCTTGTCCGGTGCCGTGGTGGCCAGGATGTGGTACACGTAGTCCGGGCTGTCCTCCAGCATCTTGAGCATGGCCTCCTGTGCTGGTTTGCTGATTTGGTGTGCCTCGTCATAGAGGAAGACCTTTGTGGCACCAAACAACGGGCGGCTGTCGCAGTTGGCCATCACGGCACGGATGGTGTCAATGCCGTTGAAGTTGGCACTATTAAACTCGCGGAACTCGTTCTCGTGGCAACGCAAGCCCCCAGTTGCCACCATGCGGGCGATGGTTGTTTTGCCACAGCCCGACGGCCCTGTCAAAAGCAAAGCGTGTGGCGGCCCGTCCTTGCCCTTGAGCATGCGGCCCAGCACCGTGAGGGCGGTCTTGTTGCCAAACATCTGCCCCGGTGTTTGGGGTCTGTACTTGTGGTAAAGGCTCACTCGATCTTTTCCTTATCGGCCCAACAACCGCCAACGGGTGTGGCTTCAATTTCCACGTCCACGGTTGTACAAATGAAACGGAAGTGGTTTGGCAGATCCACAGTCATGATCTGCCTCGCCAGTGCCACATACGCATCGAACTCGTCCACATACACATCGGCCAAAATGCTGTCATGAATTTGGCCCACCACGCGGGAGCGGAAGCCCTGCTCCTCCAGTGCCCGGTTCAGTTGGATCAGGCACCACAGCAAGCAATGGAAGGCGGCACCTTGGACCGGGTAGTTGATACACTGGTTGCGGGTCATTTCCCCTTCTATGCGGAAGCCGGTGAGCATGTCGATGCCACCCGTTTCCAAGTACGCTTCGTAATGGCGTTCCCGCCACCGTTTATAGATGGGGTGGGTCACGTCCCAGAAGTTGTGCTCCACGTCTTTGATGTGTGCCATGTAACTGCCAGGCGTGGGCTCTGCCCGTTGGCCCTTGGCTTTGTGCAGCACACCCAACTCACGGAAGCCACAGGCATGCAGGTGGTCCAGTACGGTGCCGTCGCCCAAACGCAAGTCCCCGGCATGCTTCCACAAACTGGCAGCACAGCTCGCAAACCAATCCCCGTAAAACTGGCTGAACACGAAGTCGCCCTTGGCGGCCTGCCGCATCGGTTTGGCGTCCTTCTTGGCCACGGTGGTCATGTCCAAGTTGAAGCAGTGCCCCGCCTGCTCTGTGTGCATGTCATACCCGGTGGCCAGGTAATGGAGCATCGTGGGGTCTTTGTGATACCACGCGGCGGCATGGACTTCGATCCCGCTGAAGTCAGACTCCACAAGGCGGCACCCTTCCGAGGCCAAAAACGCACGGCGGATCAGCGGGCCGGTCTCTGGGTTGCGGATGGGGATGTTTTGGAAGTTGGGGTCGCTGGATGTGCTTCGGAAGGTGCGTGCGATGTTGAGGTTGTATACGGGGTGCAGGCGGTCGCCCCACATGTTGCGGAGCATGCCCCGGATGTAGGTGCTTAGAAGCTTTTCCAACTTCTGTGTCTTTAAGTACTCGGCCACCCATGGGCTCTTGAGGGCACTTAGAACTTCGTCGTCCGCAGTGTACTTTACCTTCCCGTCTGTTTCGCTGAGCGGCCCGTGGTACTCATAGCCCAGCGTCCCGAATAGGATCTGCCCCAACTGCTCCCGGCTGTCCAGGTTGGTTTGCTGTCCATAGCGGGCCTGCCACTCGTTATAGATGCGGCTGCCTGTTTTGAGGCGTGTTGTGGCCCCCCGGATCTTATGCTCCGTGTCGTGTTCCAGTTGCTGCAGGTAAGGCAGGTCCATCCGGATGCCACGTGACTCCACAACGCTCAGGGCCAACGTTCCGTCGTGGATCAGTTGGCAGGCCTCTGGCGTGGACGGTCTATTCACAAACATTATTCAATCCCTGTTCCCGGCTGTGCGGCCTGCCCGCCTGTTGTACTTGCCACCATGTGTGGATCGTGCCCCGTGTGTAATCTTTTGGCACACGGGGCAGATCCTATTCCCCGGCCCTGTGCTATGAAACAGGGTTTGGCACTTCAGGCACTTCCGTGGCTTCGTTTGCGTCATTAGGTCTCTCCACCCAATCGCGTTTGAGTACTTTCTTTGCAACGGGCAACAAGATGTCCGCCACATAATCCTTCAGATCCACCGTTGGGGTCGACCGGTTGAGGCTGACCCACAGCACCGCAACGGCCTGCCGTTGTGCGGTCACAAACACATGCAGGTCATTAAAGCCCCGGATGCCCTGTGCTTGTTTTAAGTGGGCACGGCATAGCAACGCAATCCCAGCGGTGATCCCATTGATCGGATTGCCCATGTAATACTTCGGGTCCACGCCTGTGGTTTGTGCAACCTCCTCCAAGTCCAGCCCAGCCCGGCAACAGTAGTCGCACAGGTACACGCCAATGTCACCAAAGGCGTCCAAGGCCTCTTCCGCACTGACGGCTTCTGCCAGCTCCCCGGCTTCCTCCGCAAGGCCCAACAGTGGGGCCACGTGTTCTAATTGTACGCTCTCCAACACACCGTGCTTCGCAATCTGGCTGCCAAAGTTGCGGCGGGACCAGTTGCCAATCTGCTCTTGGATGTTCTTTAATACGCTCACGTGAATAGTTCCTGGAATAATGGGTGTTCTAAAATCTGCATCTGCATGTACGCTACATCAAACTCAACAGCACTGTCGACCCCGTTGTATTGCAACAACTGGTCTATGTCGATCTTGTGAATGTCATTCACATCATTAGATGTTCCCCCTGTGTCGAAAAACTGGTGGATGTGGCTGTCGTATAACGGCCACCCGGTTAGAATATAAGCCTGCTTCTTTATGCTGGTAAACATAGGCCGGTTGTCGATCACGTGGGCCATGTTCATGGTGTCCCATGCCAGGCCCTGCACCCCAAACCCAAACACGGCACGCGTCCAACGGTCCTCGAACTTCATGTTAGATGCGAACTTAGGTTGCGGCCCGGCAAGGTACTCGGCCACAGCCTGCACCACGTCGCCAACCATGGGGCAGGCAATGGTCCGCTCCCCGTTCTCGCAGATGCTGATGCTGTAGATCTTGCGGGCCGGGTTCTCCGGCTTCAGCATGTTGGTTTCATAGTCAAAGGCAGTGGGGCCGCCCCTTGCGGTGATCCCCCGGATGATCTTGGCGGCCACTTTGTGGTCCCGTACGATGCGGACCTGCTCGTTGTAATCCCGGTGGCCTGTTGGCGGCCCACTGTGCCGCAACTCCAACGCGGCACGCATGTGATGCTCAAAGAACTTCTCCCGTACGTTGCCGGGGCTGTTGGCAAGGCGGGCCGGGTCCTGCACTGGGCACAGCCACGCCAATGGGTTGCGGCTGGGGATGCGGGTGCCAGCCCACTCATCTATCGTCTTGAGCTCTTCCGTGTCGTAGCTTTCCCCCACAACGGACTGGAGGGCGTACTGGCCACACAGGACCACCACACTGGGCTTCAGCTCGTTGATCCGCTCCATAAGAAGCGGCCTGCACCAGCGGGCACGGTCGCCACTGGGTTTGCCACAGCATGCCAACGCACTGGTCACCCACAGGTCGGCGTCCCACGACAAACCAGCCCCACGTACCAGCTCCCGCAAACGCGTCCCCGTACTGCCGCCCCATGCGACGCCAAGGCCATCCCCGGCCACGTCTGGTGCATCGGCCACCAGCATGACCCCGGCACGGCCCTGGCCCTGGACGGCCATCTTTGGGCTGATGCAGCCATTGAGCAGGCCACAGGCCCCACACTGGGGCCGGGTGTGTTTGGGTTCCGGTACAACAAAGAGGCTCTCGCTAAAGAAGCCCATCACACATCCTTCACGCTGGTGATGTAGGTCATGCCACCGCTACGCACACACAGGCGGCCACTGCTGAGGAAGACCTGGCTGTGGGCCTTGGCAAGCTCTGCCAGCAAGGCGGGGCTGGATACAAAGCCAATGTCCGGGCCGGTGTACTGCACTGGCACAAACTCTTCGAACTTGCCACTGGCACCTTCCCCGGTCACCTTCAGCCGGTTGCTTTTTATTTCCACCGTGATCACATCATCCCCCACGGCCAGCATGGACATCACGTTGGCACGTGCGATGATTTCCTGCAGCCCGGCAGGCAGTGCCAGCGGGGCACCGGGGTCCGCATCCAGCAACCCGTTCAGGTCAATGTACTCGCGGTGATGGGTGCGGCAACTGAAGATCGCGTTGGCGGCATTGGTAAAGTGAATCCAGTTGGCAGTGAGTGCCCAGTGGGTGAAGTGCATCTCGCCAATGCGGCGGATCGTGGCACCACGCACCAACAGGTCGCAGCCCAGCTCCGGCACACTGATCCGGCTCAGTTGTTCGTTGTCGCATGCCTCCACGTAGTCCGGGCCAAGGTGGACGCACTGGGCAATGAACTTGTCGCTGTCCTTTTTGGTGCAGCCTGCCGCGATCACACACCCATCCACAAGGCCAGGCGGCAGCGGCAAAAACTCCTCCGGCATTTCTACCAGATGGGTCGGCAGAACGATCTCTGCTTGTTTGTGCAAGGTAAGGCGGCGGGCTGGGCCTTGGAGCACCAGCGTGGCCTCCCCGTTGTTGATGGTAAGGTTGTCGTCCGGAAGCTTGTCCAGCATGTCCAGAACGCCTTTGCTGGGCACAGCACCAGCAACACCCTCAAAGTCCAGCGGGGCACGGCACGCGATCTCTTCGTTAAACGTAAACACCCACCCGTCTTGGAACACGTAGCAACTGGACTGCTCGCAGGTTTCACGTCCGGGGGCCAGGCCCGGTGCAACAATGGCCAGGGCGTTGTACAACGCCACACGGTTGGCAATGATCTGAGTCAAGGTAAAGGGCTCCCCCAAAGGTTAAACGGTCCGACACACCGGGTAAACGTACCACAACGCAACAAGAACAAAAAGGCCCCGCACGGTGGCGGGGCCAGGGTTGGTTTCTGTTTAGGCTGCCACACTATGCGGCGGCACGTTCCGTGTCACGGGCTTCCGCCTGTGCGTCGTTTTCCACACCAAAGTATCCACGCAGGATGTGCCATCCGTTGCGGATGGCAAAGCCGGTCTCCCGTGGGTTCTTGGCGTCTTCCGGCATGTAGGCTTCCACCGCGTCGATCATTTCCTGGGTCACACCGTTCTGGATCCCAAACTCTGCCAGCACCACACCGGCAAAGTATGGCCGGGTCAGGCCAAAGCGGGCACCCACACACACAGGCATGTCAGCTTCCGCAATGCCGTGGCTGGTTGCCATGGCCTCTGCCGTGTCCCATCCCATGTATCCACGCAACACGTGCCATCCGTTGCGGATGGCAAACATGCTCTCCCGTGGGTTGGCGTCCCCGTACTGGGCGTCCACAGCGGCCACCATTTCCGGTGTCAGGCCACCCAACACACCGTGCTCCAGCAACACCTGTCCGCACACATACGGGCGTCCCGCCGTGTACCGCACCCCCACACACTTGCTCTTCGCCTCTGCAGGCTCCGCAGGGGCCACAGGGGCCTTTTTGGCGGCAGTCTTTTTGGCTGGGGCTGGTGCAGGCTCTGCAGCGGCTGCAGGTGCCTCAGCGGCGGCCACAGGGGCCTTTTTGGCTGGGGCCTTTTTGGCCGGTGCTTTGGTGGCAACAGAGTCCACAGCAACTTCAACAGCGGTGTCCGCAATGGTGCCCTTCTTGGCTGGTGCCTTCTTGGCTGGTGCCTTGGCAGGCGGTGCTTCTGCAGCAGGCTCAGCGGGGGCCACTGGTGCCTTCTTGGCCGGGGCCTTTTTGGCCGGTGCCTTGGCGGCTGGTGCTTCCGGTGCAGCGGCTGGGGCAGCGGCGGGGGCAGCGGCTGTTTCCGCTTCCACAATGTCGATCTCCTTGGCCTTCAGCAGTGCTTTAATGTCCGCCACAATGGTGGTGTCCTTAATGCCCGCCAACACCTCGTCCGTGGCAATGGTTGCCAGGCCCATGTTGATGGCGTTGGTAAGTTGCAGCACCTTCCAGTTCTTTGCGGTGCGGCGGCCCAGTGCAGTGAAGATCTCAATTCCGCGTGCCAGTGTCAGGGTAATGTTCTTGGCCATGGTTCAGGTTCCTTTTTTAACTCTCAGCAGTGATCGCCAACCCCGTTCCACTTGGCCCGGTTCCCGTTGGCGTTGGGTGAAGTATACAACGGCATTCACACAGAGCAATCTTTAGTCCTTCGTTTTTTTATTTTTTGCAGAAGTTCTTTTTGGGGCTGCAATGGCACGCGGCGGGGGCGGCTGCAGCCACTCCCGTGATACGTGCCACACCTCGTGCAGGAAGCCAAGGTAAGGGCAGCGGGCCTCACTGGCCACGTCCGCAACGGCGTCCTTGAAGTTGGTATAGTCGATCTGATCCACCGTCCAGAGCATAAACTGCTCCGCCTGCCTGTTGGTAATCACAATCCGGTAAGGGTAGTCACTGTCCAACGTGTGGATGATGGTGCAGGCATGGAAGCCACTGAAGGCGTGTTTGATCCGGGTCATGTGTTTGGCGTTACGTGCCCGCAACACCTTGCCCGGCCCCTGGCTGTTCCGCACCAACGAAAAGAACCCTTGTCGCAAACAAAGCCACATAAACGCATCCCCTAAAAAGTCGCAGCAATAGCAATCCGGCCAATGGGCAAACAGGCGGCAACGTGTACAGGCTTGGTCACTTCCAGCTCACGTCCAAGGATCCAGTTCAAGCGGGTCACCTGCAGGTCCTTTTCTATCTCAACCTGGTTGATCCCCACCATGCCGGTCACGTGGGCGAACTTGCGTTTGTCCTCACTAAAATTTGCACGGCCCAAAGTGTGAACGGAGTAGCTTGCTGCATCTGCTTGTGTCGCAGTCAACACAAGGCAGTCCAGCTCCTGACTAATCCTTCGCAGTTCCTGCCATGTGCGATTGTTTTGGTGGCGGCTGTCGTCCCCGCCGTTGATCGGTGCAAGGATGTCCGCGTAGTCAATCACAATAACATCCGGCGGCCAATCACTGTGGAGCAAGCGTGTGGCCCGGTGCCTTACACCTTCCGCGGTCATGCTGGCCATGGGTGCGTCATAGAGCCGGATGTTCTGTCCAACTGGGGTCACGCTCCACTTGTGCAGTGCAGCAGAAAACTCTTCCCGGCTCAGCTCCTCCGCAAAGGTAACACGGCGGAAGTTGACGCTGTCCTCGTCCATAACACCACCGGGGGCAATAAACGTCGGCAGCATCACATCGCGGGCCTTGATGGGGCGTTTGCAGAACCGGCTGATCAAACGGCGGCGGATCTGTTTTGCGTTCATGTCCCCAACGCTAAAGAAGGCCACACGTTGCCCACACTGGGCGGCACGCCATGCCATCTCCATCAGCCACCAACTCTTTCCGATCTTTTCTGCAGCCATAAAACTCACAAAGCAACCCCGGCCCAACTGGTCCGCAAAGAAAGTGTCCAGTGCTTCGTATGGCTCCCCCCAGTTGATCAGGTCCGGGCCTTGTGCGTAGTCGTACGCTTCCAAAAACGCATCCACGTCCCCGAGGGTTGTGTAGGCGTTGGTCCCTGTTGTGATCTGTTGCAGGCCCTCAATGATGGCCCACGCGTCCTCCGTGCGGTGGGCATCCAACAGGGTGCCAGCCTCCTGGAGTTTGGTGCGGGCGAGGTGCGTGTTGAAGTAGTGGCCAGCCTGCTCGATCACATAGGACGGCGGGATGGGCTTGTACTCCGTGCTCAGGTAAGTGAGCATCCGTGCAATAAACGGGGCCTCCTCGCTATCCGGGTTCCGCTCCACCCAACTGTCGAAGGCTGTTTGGATCACGTGCCCCGGTGCGGCCCCATGCTGGCCAAAGTATGCCACGCACCAACCGGCAACGAGGTTCTGATAGCGGTGTTGGAAGAGGCCCTGTGGTGGCCAGTACCCTGTCACCTCTGCCAGCACCACGGGGTCCGTGATCATGGCAGCCAAAATGGTCCGGGGCAGCCTGCCGTCAATCTGTGTAATTTCCACTCTGTATCACCTTTGCTACGTTGGGGTCAATAACACCGGCCAACTGGTCGGCGTCTTTACAATCAGGAAGCCAGTACACACACCGGGACAGGAGCGGTGGGCAGCCGTCCCATCCCTGCCACTTGCGGGCCTTGTAGGACAACCACGCGGCGGCCAGGGGCCACCCACAGGGCTGTCCGTGGCACACGTTGAAGATGTGCAGTTGCATCCGCAGGGCCACCACAGCGTCAGATGGTGTGGTGCCACCGGGCCACTCCAATGCAAACCGCACCGACCACGCCTGCCACTTACCACCAGCGGGCAACCCTGGCAGTTCTGTAAACATGTGGGGGGCCTTCTGTTTTGCCAGGGCCAACAGCGGTCCAAACTGCTCCCGAAGGGTCTCCGGCCTTGTGTAATTCATTTTCGGCATGTACTGCTCAAGGCACGTGATCAACAGCTCCGCTTCCTGTGCAGTAAACGACTTCAGGATCATGCGGAAGGCATGGACCCACTTCTTGGTCGCTGGTTTGCTTACATGCATCCGCACCCGTTGCGACATGAGCCGCATGTAACGGCAGGCCAACTCGGTGGCCACTGGGTCCGGCTCGGGTTCAGGTGCAAAGATGTTCAAGTTTGCCACAGCCATATCCATTCCCAAAAACATACTTCCGCAGCTCGGTCAGTTCCGCGTACGTGGCGGCACCGGGGTCGCTGCCTGTGTCTAGTTTGATGATCTCGTTGGTGCCCGGCAGCATGGACAGCACCCCGGCCAACTGGGCCACGGCATTGTCCCCGGCACGGTTGGCGTCCCTGTCATACACCAACACGCGGCGGCTGAACTTTGCAAGACGGTTGAGCTGTGCTGGGGTAAAGGCGGTCCCAAAGGTACACACAGCCCCAGGCCCCACAGCCCACACGTCCAACGGCCCCTCGCAAACAATAACGCTCTGGTCGCAATGCTCCTCCCCGTAGAGGAGCGTCTTGTGTGGCACCAGCTCTTCCGTCGCGTCTGCACTGATGTATCGCAAGCCTGGGTTCTTGGCAATGCTCCGGCTGGTCCAGCTCACTGGCACCCCGTCCAGGTGGATGGGGATCACCAAACGCCACAGCATGGGACCCGGCTGCCAGCATGTGCCCGTGACGTGCCACAGGGCGGCCACAGCGTCCGGGTCGTACCCACGGTGGAGCAAATACCCTTTGTGGAGTATGTCCAGCGGCCCGGCCCCTTGTGGTGGCTTGTACGTGCCCGCACCTTTGACGGCCGTCTGGTGGCTGTACTGGACGCCTTTGACGCCAACGCGGCCACCACTGATCATCCACAACACGTCACCAACGCGGCGGCTCCCGCACCGCCAACAACTGGCACGAGGCTTCGCCAAGTTGAGCCCCATGTGGAACCCGCCTGTGTTGGCACAGTACGGACAGTCCACTTGCACCCACCCGGCCCTTGCGTGGTGGTGTTGCCCGTTGACCCGGTGTGGGATGTTGTACTTGATCAACAGCTCTACAACATTCATCTGATGGCCCCAGCCAACTCCAGATCCTCTGTGCAGGCCCATTCCAACAGGGCGGCCACTGCAAAGCGGATCTCATAACCACGCTTCAAACAGTATGCGTGGAAGTTGCGGCTGGTGTAAATCGGAACGGCCCGGATGTGGATGGCGGCGGTGCCCGTGGTTTCTTTGTAGAGTGGTGCAAGGTTGAGGTTGTTGCTGGTTGCCCAACGCATCAGGCAGAGCACAGCGTGGCGGAGTTTGTAGTTCCTCCGCTCGCAGTACAACCGGAACTCCTCCGACACGTCATCCGGCAGGCACCGGACATACACAGTGGACACGCCACCGGGGATGGAGGTTGGTTTCAGGATTGGTGTTTCTGGTTGTGCCCCTGGGTTCAGCAACGTGTGGCCGGGGTGGCGGCCATTGCGGCCCAGTTTGTTGTTCGGTCTATTTGCCACTTTGCAACTCCTCCACCAAAAGGTCAAAGATGTTGAGGTTGTATATGTCGGAACGCCCGTCCATAATTGTAGAAATGATGTCTTGTTTGTCCTGCAGCAACCGGCACATCTTTTCCTCCACAGTGCCACGCCCGACCAGGTAATGGTCAAAGGTTGGCACGTGCTGGCCAATGCGGTGGTCGCGGTCCTCTGCCTGGCACATGATGGCGGGCCGGTAATCCATCTCCATCATGGCCGTGTGGCTGGCAGCGGTCAAGGTGCAGCCCGCACCCATGGCCACCACCTGCCCCACGATGAGCGGCTGGTTGGTGCTTTGGAACTTGTCGATCCTGTGCTGCCTGTCGATGGCTTTGACCCCGCCGTCAATAAACGGGGTGTCCGGCCAACGATCCAGCACCGCCTGCAGCATCTTGTCGTGGCATGTAAACAGAATCATCTTGCCCACCTGATCCACGGTGTCCGCAACCCAATCCAACGCGGCGGGCGTCTTGAGCTCTGCAGCCAGGCGTCGCAAGTACCCAACGCGGGCAAGGGTTGCGGAGCGGCTGGCCCGTTTGGCCTTGGCGGCGTTCTGCTTCTTGAGCCAAAGGATCACATCCTTGGCGGCCCGTTCGTACTCTGCCGGGTCGCTCAGCTCCAACACCTGCACCGTCCGGGTCTTTTCCGGCAGCTCCAAAGCGACATCCGTTTTAAGGCGGCGGATCATGATGTTGTTCACGAGCAGGTTGTGCAGGCCCAGCTCGTCCCGGCTGCCATTGTAGGTCCAACTATTCTTTTCCCACCGTGGCTCGCAGTAGGACATCCCAAAGGCAAGGCGGCTGTCAAACATGTCGGGCCGGAGCAGATGCAGGATGTGCCAAAACTCACCCGGCCTGTTGTTGATGGGTGTACCACTGATCCCCAACGCGGCCACCACTTGCGGGGCCTTGAAGAGCTTGTCAGCGGCCCGGCTCCGTGCGGTGTCTGGGTTGCACAGCGTGTGGCACTCGTCCGCCACACACGTGCGGATGTTGGCCTGCAGCAACGGCTCCACCCAACTGGGAAGGATGTCGTAGTTTAGGATGTACAGATCCACATCCGTTTCTAAGCTCCTTCCCTTTTTGTAGCGGCCCTCGATCACCTGGCTTGTGAGCCCGCACTGGTTCAGGGCCTCCCGTTGCCACATGTACTTCACACCACTGGGGCACACAATCATCGCAGGGAGCAGACCCCGTGGCCTGCCACGGCGGAGCCAGTGCAGGGCCTGCAGCGTTTTGCCAAGGCCCATGTCGTCGGCCAGCAAGGTGCGGTCCCCGAAGGCCTCTATCCCCAACACGCCTTCCTTCTGGTACTGCCTGATCTTATTCACAACGGGTGGCAAGGTAGTCTCCTAACTCATCAAAGGCCAACTGAACCCGGTCACGTGCCCAGCCCAGCTCTTCCACAAAGTATTTCCGCAAACAGCTTCGGAGGTTGGTGGTGGTGTTGCCCCTTGCATATGCTTCCGCAGCAACATGGGGCGGCGGGTTTAAGGCACAACACGCAACCAACCAACCATCATCACTCAGCACACTTAGGTCCAGCGGCTCCACCAGTGTTTTCGCAACCACGGTGTCAAGGGCGGTGGCGTCCACCGTGGCCCGGCACTTTGCCAGGCTCTTGCGTAGGCTGTCGATCCAACGTCGCCAAAGGCATCCGTGGAGGTAAGGCAACCAGTCACGGTCAGCAGGAAGCTCAGCATGTATTTCAATAAACAACTCATCGGCAATTCCTAAGAGCTCGTCAAAGTCATAACTAAAACGGCGGGCAAAACGGTCCGCTATGTTGCGGATATAAGGCAAGGACTCTTCGTAGTCCATACTCAACGCGGCTGTGTTGGTCATTATTGTTGCGGCTCCACGTTTACAAGCTCGGGAAGTTCGGCGGCGGCCAACGCTGGGTCGCCCTTTACAAACACAAGGATATTCTGGTGCAGTTTGACCACCTTGCGGTGTCCCCGCAAGAAGTTGGTGTTGGCACGCAACGCACCAGTTCCAACAGCATTGATCAGGATGATGTCATTGTAATAGGTGGCACCCGCATCCTCAAAGGCACGCACCGTGTCCCCCACAAAGTCGACCATCTTGCCCTTGCCACCTTTGGGCCTGTAATTGGCCACCACCCAAACCACAAAACGGTTCGGTTTCAGTTTGGCAACAGCGGCGGCCACGATGGCACGGTAGCCCTCCAGGAAGGCCTCGTGGGTGCGGTTACTGATGTCGGCTGGGTCGTCGCTATACACCTCCAGGTTCCCATACGGCGGGCAACTGAAAATCATGTCCGCTTCGCCGTCGTATGCGGGCACGTTTACAAGGCTGTCACCAGGCACCCAGATGGGCCGTGTCTGCAGGAGTGGGCCATGCTTCTGTTTCAGTGCCAGTGCCTGTTCGTTGTTGGCCTGCACCTGCTCCGCACGGAGTTCAAACCCCACATACTTGCGGCCCAACACACTGGCCACAATCCCACGCACACTGCCACCAGCAAACGGGTCCCAAACCACTTGGCCCGGTGCCGACCACCACATGTACGCAAGCTCGCACACCATGGGGTCAAACACACTGGTCCCGGTGTCCTCCGCACCGTTGACCGTGATCCTGGCCTTCTTGCCGTCTGCCAGTGTGGTGGGCACACCGTAGGTCATGGCGGCATCCCGGCCCAGCTCCGATTTAATGCCAAGGCCCAGCCACGCACGGCGGCGGTCCAACCAAAACGCGTCCCGTGTGTTGAGCGTGCTGTAGGGTGCCACAATGCAGCGGCTGCTCAGCGGCCCACGGTTGTCGTCCTTGGCGGCCATGTCCATGACCCCCAGCCCGGTTCCGTAAAGAGCTTTGTCTGTATCCACTTTCTGTTTCACTGGTAATCTCCTAAAAATCCTGTCGGCACTTCGGTCACTTTCTTGCGTTGTACAACACTGCCCTTCCGCATCTTAATCACTGGCACCATGCGGCCCTTGCCGGTGTGGTAGATGGCCGGGTGTGGCCGTCGCATGTGCGGGATGCTCTCCAACCCTGCACCAACGCTGAAGCCAAAGCGGCCATTCGCACGGGCACGGGCAGCCAGTGCTTCCAGCTCTTCCGGTGTGGCGTTGCGGGCCTTGTCCGCGTCCCTGTTGAGCACCTGTGGCGTAATCAGCTCCGGGTTGTTGTTCAACAGGCACAGGCAACAGGCAATCCGCACCAGTTTGAAGAGGGCCTGTTGGTCGTTCTGATAGATGGTTGTGTAGTTGCTGCCATCCGTTTGGTCCTTGTACGGCATCACATCCAACCACTCCTGGAGGGTCTTGCTGTCATCCGGCGGCGGTGCGTACACACTGGCCACCATGAGCCCACTTTCGTCCCGCTCCCCAAAGTCACCACCAACCACAATAAACGGGTTCACTTCCTGGCCGTCCAGGCTGGTGCCCTGCCACCGTGTGGGCTGCCATGCAATAAACATGGTCCGGGCCGTCTTGTTGTCCGGGTGCTCCGGGAACCGCACCAACAAGTTCCGCAAGCCACCGGGCGGCTGGAGCGTGGTTGGTTTAATGTCGAGGGAGAGTTTGGCAAAGGGTTCTATCAGGCCGGGGTACAGATCATAATAGGGGCGGCCTGCAGCAACCCAGTCCCGTTCCCACATGGCGTGCCGGATGGCAAAGGTGCCACTGTCCGGGTGGTTCATGACCATGTTGTATATGCCCTCCCTGGTCATGTTGCTGTGCTTGCCAAACCGTTTCAGCAGGCGGGCCGTGTCGTCGTGGTATTCGTAAAACTTCATGTCACTCCCCTTGTGGCAGTTGGTAGCGGCGGCACAGTGCAGCCAGCCCGTCCCGCACCAGTTGGTCCGGGTCCTTGTTCATTTCCCTATAGATGGCCGGGTTGTTGGCGGCAGCGTGCCCCCGTGTGATGGCATCCTTTGCGTCGCCAAGGTCGTGCCACTTGGCGGCCAGTGCCAGGGCCTTGCGGTGGTGCCCACCGGCCCACAGGTCGCGGAGGCGTTGCAGTGCAGTAATCAGTTCAGCCACGGTGGTCTCCTTGTGTTGTGGGCGGGCGGTGGTGTAACACATGTTGCACCACCACGCAAGCCCGGCCCGGTTACTTTGTGGCGGCCTTGTGCAGCACTTGCATCAGGCGTGGCACGTTGTGGCACTTCCGCACCACTTCCCGCAACTGGGCAGCGTCCAGGGCCTGCAGGGCGGCCTCCATAGCGGCAAGGCGGCAGGCCATGCAGGTGGTCCGTTTAATGCGGGCCTTCCAGCGGGCGGTGAGGTGTGTTTCACGGGCAGCGGTCTTTGTGGAGGTGTGGCCACAGGTGTGGGTTGCTTCTATTAACACGGGTCGGTTCCTTTGTTGGTGTTAGGCGGGCAGGTTGGCAAGGGCGGTTTCCAGTGGGGTGCCGTTGTGCAGCACTTCCAACTCGTTTCCCTCTTCGTCCATCTGGGCCACGTACACGGTGGCCAGGTTAAACTCGTCGTTTTCCCAGTCGGCTGCACTGAGCAACAAGTAGCCCAGGGAGTTGTCCTTCTGGTAACACAGGCACCACTCCGTCGCGTCCGTCCAGCCATTGGCACGGAGGGTACAGTGGGCTTCCAATGCGGCCCGGATCTTGTTGGGGATGGCGTTTGGGTCGTCCATGTACTCTGCAGCATGGTCGGCGGGCACGCCCAGCAACCGCAAGGCGTTGCCAAGAGCGTCCGGTGTAAGGTTCCGCCAAAGTTGGGTTCGTAGTTTGCGGGCCATGGTTGTTTCCTTTGTTGGTTGTTGGTGCCGGTGTGGTAAGTGTAACACATGTTACACACTTTGCAAGGCCAAAAGTTTCTAAGGGGCAACACTTGCGTAGAGGAGGCCCGTTGCAAGCTCGGCGGCCATGGTGGTGGCCACATGGTTGCGGAGCCACTTCTTGGCGTCGGCCAGTGTGCTGGAGTGTGGGGCAAACACTGTGGTCACCACGCGGCCACAACTGCCGTCCACAAGTTCAAACGCCCACAGGCCAAAGCCACGCGGGTTGGTGCCGTGTGATTTAACGTATGCAAGGTTGTCGATCTCAAGTTTGTGGGCCATGGCCGGGTTCCTTTGTTGGTTGCGTTTGTTGTTGCCACCCTTGTGGTATCGGCCAAGTGTAGCGGGCAGATTAATCAAAGCAACACCAAAGGGCAAACATTCTGCAGAATGTTGCGAAGTAGGAAATACCACGCACTTATCCCCCCTGCCAATGGGCTGGGCCTGTTGGGCTTTGCCTTGGCGGGTGTCGGAAGTCTGGTGTTACGTTGCGGCCACCGGCTTTGTTCTTTGCGTACCCTTGCGGGCTGGCATGGGGGCCGGGTTGCTGTGTTGGCATTGCCCGGAATTAAATTCAAACCCAAAGAACCGCCCCGGTTTGCAGTGTTGTGGATCACTGCCCCCCGGCTACAATACACCCCGCATGTTGTGAGTGGTTGATCTGACACTTTCCAGGGCGGCAGATCCCCGCAACATGCGGCGACCACTTCCAGTGCCCTTGTGTTTGCGGCAACAAGCTCTCTGAGTCTTGCTATACCGTATCCGGGGAGGGTGGTGGCGGGACCGTTATAGCGGCAGGCGTTGCAGGATTGCAACTCCCTGCCGCAAGAACCAAAAAAGGCCACAGGGCTGCAAACCCAGTGGCCTTTTTTGTGTCCTGCCATTCCTATGCCACCGCCACCGTGGGCAGCAAGCTTCGGAAGGCGTTGATCTGCGTCATCTGCTCCAACGGCGGGTTCTTTTTCACAACCCATGTAAAGGCGTTCAGGAGTGCCCAACTGGTGCCCATGCCGTGGTCGCTGAAGCGTGGGTTGTGGTACTCCGCATCCACTTCCCCGATCCGGCTCCAGCACATGATCCCCTGTCGGCCAGCCTCGCACAACACGGCCTCCTCCATGGTGCGTGTGAGTGGTGTGTGCTGCAGGTTGGCCACAATGGTCTTCACGTTGGCGGCCTCCTCCCGGTACTTGCCAAACGCCTCCTCCAGGTTGGCGGCCAGGTCAAAGTTCCTTGTGTGCTTCTTGCGGAGCACCACCTGGCCAGTGGCACACCCGTTGTGGCACACAAACACATTCGTCCCCACCACCAACCGCAACGTCCGTTCCATGTTGTTGCTGGTCAGGACCCCCATGCTAAACGTCTGCCCCTCTGGTGCAGGCAGGCCGGGGATGTCCAAGGCCAACGCACCGGCCAGGCTGGTGCCGCCTTTGCTTACACTGTAAACCTCCTCCGTGACCTTCCAACCCATAAACAGGGCCTGGTCCTTCAGGGTTTCCACAAGGGCACCGTGTTGGATACCCTGCCACACCGGCCCCGCCCCTTTGGGCCGTACCAGTGGGATCTCATGGAGCTGTTCCAGTGTTAGTTTTTCGCCTTTGATCACATTAATCATGACCCATACTCCAACGCATACGCTTCCAAAAATTCCACAAGCCACGCGGCCCGTCGGATACTTGGACCATCTTGGTCCTCTAAGGCCAGGGCGTGCAAGTCTTTTGCAGGCCCATCCAGTGCCACCACCAGTGCCTCCAGGGCGGCCCATGCTGCCCCGGTGTCTGGTGCTTCGTTACAAGCCAGGGCCACCGCCACAAGGGCGGTCGGCCCGTCCACATTCACACCAATACTCATTTCAGGTCCTTTGCGGGTTTGCAGCCCACCAGGTCCAGCTTCCGCACCTTTAATCCGCTGTCGTGCATGTTGTTCAACACGCGGCGGCGGGCACGGGTTTCCGTGCTGCCAGTGGCCTGCAGCGGTACAAGCTCGCAGTTGTGCGGGTTGGTTGTGTAAACGGCAGCGGTAAAGGTAAAGATCTGGTTCATGGCAAGCTCCAGGGGTCAGGGTTTGCGGCCACCACAGCGGCGGCCAGGGGTTTAAGCCAGTTGGTCCACACAGTACAAAAACAAGCCACAAGGCGTGTGGCCACCTTCCAGCACAGTGTGCCCAAAGGTGGCGGCCCATTCGTCACAGGCGTTACAGGCAGCTTCAAAGTTCGTAAACTGCAGCGGGTGCTCCAGTTCCGTGCGGTAGTCCGGGCCGGGTATAAAACAGGTCCGGGTCAGGCGGTAAAGTTCCACGGCAAGCTCCAAAGTCAGTGGCCAGTTGTTGCACAGTAAACACCGGGCAAGGCCCAAGTGTAACATGTGTTACACCGGGCACAAGTCCGCACCAAACAATTTCATAAAATTTCGTAATCCAGGATTTCCTTGCCACGGCAGTGGGCATAGGTCACCACAACCATCCGTTCCCCGGCAGTGTACCGCCACTCCCAAGATTCGTTCCGTGGGCCGTCCGGTGCGGCCCACTTGTGATCCAACACCCATCCGGGGCTCTTTACCATGGCACGCATGGCGTCACGGAGCTTTGTTTGCGGCTGGTCGGGATCGTTGATCACCACACCCATGTCCGCACTGTCCGGCCACACCTGGCCACGGTTGCACAACAGGCCAGCCACTTGCAAGGCCACGGGGCCACCATAGCGGGCCTGGCACGCCTTGCACACGTTGCCCTTGCGGGCATGGCCTTGGCGGGGCACTGGCAGGCTGTCCGCCTTGCGTCCACACACCACGCGGCCACACTGTTGGCACAAACAGTCATCCCCACCACATCCACAGTTGCAAAATCCACCCATGTCAATACTCCACAAGGCAAAGGCACAAAGGCGGGGCCACCACAGCGGCGGCCCCGGTTGGTTGTTGGTTACTTGGCCACCACAATGGTCACCAAGTCTGTTCCGCGGAGGTTTACAGGGTATCCGCTGAGGTTGGTGTGGGCCATAATGTACCCCCGGTGCGTTGGGCGTGCGTTGGTGGTGCAGGTGCGTGTTGTGCGTGTTTCAATGTTGAGCACAACCATGCCTTCCACAAGGTCTTTGGCGGGGATACGTTTGGTGTTGGTAAGATCCATTGTCAGGTTCCTTTGTTGGTTGGTTGTTGGTTACTCTGGGCAGGCGGCTGCACACATAATCACAGCGGCCAGGGGGCTGCACCAGTTGGGCTCCAGGGTCTGTGTGTCCCCTTCCACGTTTACCAGTTCAATCAGGAGGCCACCTTTGCGGATGGTAATGTAAAGGTCATGGGTGTGGCCGGTGCAGCCACTGATCGCGTCGCCTTTAATGGCGTCCACATGTATTCCCATGGCACCCCACAAGCGGCAAACCACCTGCAGCCAGTGGCAGCGTTCCGCCTTGCTGCCTGTTTGCATTTCAAACAGGGCTTCCGGGTCTGTTGCAAAGCGTGCGGCTGTTTTTGCGATCTGGTTCATGTCGGCCATTGTCAGGTTCCTTTGCTTGTCGGCTGGTTATTGTTGCCCCATTGGGTATCGGCAAAGTATAGGCGGCAGATTAGCCAATGCAAGATGCTTCTGTTTGTTTTTGTGATTATTTTGTGAAGTATCCGTTTTGCCTGTCTTTTCGTGGATGCACTTGCCAGCGGGTGGGCGTTGGGTTTATGGTGCGGCCCGGAGGTAACATATGGCAGGGGCATGGGACGCAGTGGAAACCCCACTGGAGCTGCACTTGGCAGCAATAGAAGGGCTGTCCGTTACAGCGGCAGCCAAGCGGCTGGGCGTTACGGACCAGACGTTGCGGAACTGGTTTAAGCAACACAAGTCGGCACGGCGGGCATGGGAGCACGGCACAGCCACGCGGGCCGATGTTACAGCAGAGGGCAAAAAGGGTGGCAGCTTTGCCAACTATGTCTTCCGCCACCTGTCCCAAGACATGCAGGACCTGTGGGAGCTGGCAGTTGGGGACAACCCGGATGGCGACATTGACTACACTGTGAGCAGTGGTGTGATCCGTGCGGCTGGGGACTACGCAAGGAAGCGGTTGTATGCCCACGCCCTGGCCTGCAGCAACTGGAACACGAACATCGCAATGCAGATCTGTGGCATTGCCTACAAGGAGCTCAAAAAGTGGCAGCAGCAGGATGAGGACTTCCTGCAGTTGATGCATGAGCTGGAGTGGTATAAGAAAAACTATTGGGAGCAGCAACTGCACAACCTGGTCGCAAGGCAGGACAAGGACGCCGTGTTGTTTGTGAACAAAACGGTCAACAAGGACCGGGGCTATGGGGAGCAGGTGGCCGTCCAACACAGTGGCACGGTCGGCCAACACCACACAGGCACCATCCAACACGAGCACAGCCAGTTGGTTAACCTGGGGGCCTTGGACCTGCCTGTGGAAGTGCTGCAACAGGTCATGGAAGCAATAGAGCGGGCAGCAACACAGGCAGCACCGGCACAGGTGGAGGTCAAGGGGCGGGACGGTGAAATGTATTTGTTGCCACCGGGGGTGCGGGCATGACGGCAGCAATGGCCCCACAGTTTAACCGCACCGATCTGAAGGCACAGATCTGCAGGATGTCGTTCTATGACTACGTGAGGGAAATGTGGGACACCATTATTCCACAGGAGCCCTCTTGGAACTGGCACATTAAATACATCTGCGACGAGCTTCAAACTATGTCCCAGCGTGTATACAATTGGGAGCCAAAGCTCTACGACGAAATCATTAACATTAGTCCGGGCACAACCAAGTCCACGGTCTGCAGTGTAATGTATCCAGGCTGGGCATGGGCTAACATGCCAAGCTTCCGGTTCATTGGCATCAGCTATACAATGCCACTCAGCCACCAGTTGTCCCTTCTATCCCGTGACGTAATCCAGAGCGACAAGTACCGCGAGCTCTTCCCATACGTTCGCATCCGCAAGGACATGAACACCAAGAGCCACTTTGCCAACACACTGGGCGGCAGCCGGTTTGCCACGACCATTGGTGGCTCGGTGACCGGGATGCACGGCCACGCCATTGGCATTGACGACCCGTTGGACCCCACACAGGCAGCCAGCGAGCAGGAGCTGGCCACGGCCTTGAGCTTCTGTAGGGAAACGATCCCCAGTCGTAAGGTGGACAAAAAGGTCAGCTTCATATTTTTGATCATGCAGCGTTTGCATGAGCTGGACCCGACCGGGGACTGGTTGTCCCGCAAGCGTGGCAAAGGGTTGCGGCACGTGTGCCTCCCGGCAAGGCTGACGGACAAGGTGCAGCCACCGGAGTTGGCGGACAGGTACATCAATGGCCTCATGGACCCAGTACGCCTGAACGATGGTGTGCTGAACGAAGCCCTGTTGGACCTTGGCGAGTATGGATTCGCGGGGCAGTACCTCCAATGGCCTGTGCCACGGGAAGGCGGTATGTTTAAGGCCCACCGCATCCTTGTGGACACACCACCACAGGTGTTCAAGTGTGTGATCCGGTATTGGGACAAGGCGGGCACGCTCAACGACGGGGCCTTTACATGCGGCGTCAAAATGGGGCTGGACTTGACCGGGCGGTTCTGGTTGCTGGATGTGAAACGGTTCCAACTGGACAGCCACCAGCGGGAGCAGGTGATCCTCCAAACAGCCAGGATCGACGGGAAGGGTGTGCGTGTGATGGTGGAGCAGGAGCCGGGCAGCGGTGGCAAGGAGTCAGCGGAAGCGACCGTGCGTTTGTTGGCGGGCTTTAATGTCAAGGCGGACCGCGTAACGGGGGACAAGGAGACAAGAGCGGACCCCTATAGTGCTCAAGTCAACGGCGGGAACGTTTACATGGTGCAGGCGGAGTGGAACGCGGCATACATCAACGAGCTGACCCTGTTCCCCCGTGGCAAGTACAAGGACCAGGTGGACGCATCCAGTGGGGCCTTTGCGGCCCTAAACGTTCACAAGCGTGTCATCAAAACATTAGGGGGCGGCAAGTGAGACGGTTCTTTGTTACGTGTTGGGACTTGTTTGTGGTGGCGTGGTTCTTTTTGGCCTTTGTTGGGCTCACCACATGTTGGAAGTTGTTGTCTAGGAACGGAAAGGACTGTGTAAGTCGTGGCTTCGAAAAAACCATCAGAACCCACCTTGCAAACGCGGCAGCAAGCTATCGAAAAGCTCATCCAATGCAAGATGATCAGAAGGGGGTCCACCCACAAGCGTGCCCGGCTCAAGGCTGCACCACCACGGGACCCCACGCCAACTGAGCGGAAGTATTACCAACAGCTCGCACGGGAATATATTCGTTTGTGCGGCACGGTAACACCGGACAAGATGAAGCGGTGCGTGTTGATCCTGCAGCGGATTTGTGACCGGGAGTGGGGCTACCACATTGACAACCATCACAAAGACTACATCCTTGCGGAAGCCTACCACATACGGCACGGGGAGGGCTAGTGGATATCCTTGTTGGTTGTGAATGCAGCGGCCACGTCCGGGAAGCCTTTCGGGCACTGGGGCACAACGCATGGTCCTGTGACCTGGGGCCTGCCTGGGACGGCAGCCCATGCCACTTCCAAGGGGACGTCCGGGAGGTGGCCACCGCGTACCGTTGGGACATGCTGATCGCCCATCCGCCCTGCACCTACCTCAGCAACAGCGGTGTCCGTTGGCTATGGTTGCCGGATGGCAGTAAGAACGAACCCCGGTGGGCGGCCATGCGGGAAGGGGCGGCACTGTTCCGCTTCCTGTTGGAGCTGGACACCATCCCGTTGCGTGTAATAGAAAACCCAGTCATCCACAAGTATGCCGTGGAGGAGATCGGGGCACGGCACAGCCAAACGATCCAGCCCTGGCAGTTTGGCCACACAGCGTGCAAACGGACGGCCCTGTGGTTGCGTGGTGTGCCACCATTGCAGCCGACACAGATTGTTGGCCCACCGCCGTCAGCCAATAGCATGGACCGGGCAACACGGGCCGTGTGGCATGCGTGCCACCTTGCCCCGCCAAGCCCCGACAGGCAGGCCATCCGGTCGATTACATACACAGGCATCGCGGCTGCCATGGCGGCCCAGTGGGGGACATTACAGTGACCAACAAAACAAGGCAGCCCACAACACTGGCAAGGGCAGCCAGTACCACGTTCCTTCGGTTGCGTGGTGTGGAAATGTGGGAGGGGTATTTGGCCCAGCGGCGGCCCACTGGTGTGGAGGTGTTGCCAGCTCCACGGGCGGTGTTCCTTGAGGGGTTGCGGATTGGATTTGAGGCGGCGTTTCTAACAATTTTGTCGCTGGAGGAGAACGGTGGGCAAGTGGATGCAAGCAAAGTGGCACCGCCTGATCCTGTGGATCCGGTGGGAGCTTAGAATTGGGTGGACATGCACGATGCGTGTCTACATCAACAGGGACGGGGTCCGGTGGTCGGAGTCCGTGTGGTATTGCAAGGCAACGGGTGAAAAGAGAAGGGTCCAAGGGTAATGGCAAGCACAAGCAAGGGCACAGGCACAAGGCATAAGGCAAAGGATCAGCCGCCACTCCAACTCACACGGGATCAGGCGGATGCCCTGTGCGTGTTGTTGGATGTGGCAACAGAGGAAGGGTGGCCACACATTGTGGGGCAGCTCAAGGAACGCGGCATCGACATCCAGGTGTTGCGGCTGGCATGGGGCATCCTGGAGACCACAGCGGGTGTGGATGGCGGGGTGCCGGACTTGGCGGACTTTGACCAGTGAGTGCCGACACCATCTGGGACGACACACCTGTGGGCAAGATCTTGCGGCACTTCAACTTCACATGTATGCAAGCGGCCAAACGGGCGGCAGCGTTTGAAGTGGCACAGGACGCAACAGCGGCGGCAGAACAGTGGGCAGCAAGCCGGGCGGCTGCAGCCCACTCCGACCATGTGGAGAAGGCGTTGTTGGTTTACTTAGAAGCAACAAAGGAACACCCGGTATGACATTTGTCACAGGAAGCTTTGCGTTTGGCACACCAACGGCACAAAGCGACATTGATGTGGTGGTGCTTGTTGACCATGACACAGAGGAGACCATCCGCACTGCACTGGCATGCCCAAAGGGGACCACAGTACGTGCCGGGCGGTTGAACCTGATCCTGTGTACCAGCCCGGAGGACTACGCCATTTGGCGTGTGGGCACACTGCAACTCCAGGCACAGGTCCTTGACATGAACATTGGCCAAGGGGGCGACCCGTTTAGCACAGCCCCACGCCAAACGTTCGACAAAAAGGTGGCCAAGGCGTTCTTGGACACATTGTTTGAAGCGGCTGGGCGGCCACGGTGTGGTCCCCAGACAGACAGCGGCGGTCCTATGCCGTATGTCCCGTAACCTTAGAATCTGCGATGTAACACAACACACAAACGAAAGGTCTTATATTATGGTCCCAGGACTCAAAGGCGATGCGGAGGCACCAGTGCCACTCGCGGTGGAGGTACAGGTGCTCATCAACGGGGTGCCAGTCACATGGCGGCGGGACACCAACCACGTGCCACCACCAGGCATCAGTGAAGCCAATGTCGCGGACATCCTGGCAGGGTTGCGGGCCATGCAATTACTCCAGCGGCAGTACAGTGGGGTCTTTGCTGGCAACGGGGATGTGATGATCACACCATGGAGCAGCCTGCCTTACATTGCAGCCGTCAACAAAGCCATCGAAGCGGCGGGCCTGCACCACGAGCAACCACTGCAGCCAATGGTCCCGTCAATCGCAGCCAGTGCCGCAAAATTTGGCCAAGGGGCCATCCAGGTGACCGGTATTGAGCCACCTGCAACACTGGACGCCATCAGGCTGGTGCGTGGTGCCACTTTCTACCAAACCAGTGACGGGCCACGTGTGGTGTTCAACTACAATGGCAACCCATACACGGCCACCGTTGTGGGCGACAACACAGCCACACTCGCAGACGGGCAGGCGGTCTACTTTGTGATCCGCCACCAGGCCCACAACATGATCGAACTGACTGTGAAGCCGGTTGGCGGGCAGTGGGAGCACAAGGCACCACAGCCAGCGGACAACCTGCCCACAATGGACACAGCCTACTAACACCCACCAGCACCACCAACACACCGGGCCTGATAACACATCAACAACGTCTTAAAAAGGAAAGAGGAGACCAATGGACAAGGACCAAGGCAATACACCACCCCCACCAGTTGGCCAGCCATATGGGGCGGCAGCGGGGGCCATGGCCGTGGGGCACAGGGTGCAGCAGTATGGCGAAGCGATGGCCAGTTGGCACAAGCGGGTCGGGCCAAGTGTGAACCCCCGTGTTGTGGCCCACAAGGCGGCACTGACTTTCAGTGAGCTTTGCGTGGCGGCAGGCAAGGCCAGGGACGTGGAGTGGCAGGCACAGTACCGGGCAGCCATTGCAGCGGCTGGCCTGGCCCCTGTGCCCCTGTGCTACGCCGACACGGACAAGGACGGCAACTGCCACCTGTGTGCGGCGGCAGGCGGTTGCGTGCCCCATGGCGGGCCTTTAATTGGCACAGGGGAGCCACAGTATGCGGCGGCCCCATGCGGCCCAGTTGGGGACCCACTGTAACGGAACAAAAAAAGGCCCCAGG